TTAACATACCTACCTCGTATGTCACGAATCCATTCAATATACTCTTGCTGATCTCTTACACTAACTAATTCTTTAAACTTATCGTTAAAACCTTTATATCTTTTCCTAGCATAATACAAGTCTGAATGCCAAGCTTTTACTAACTGATCTACAACATCGTTTTCTATTATTGGGACACGAGCTACATTTTGTAAATTTGTTATTTTTTTAATGTATTCGTTTTCTAATTTTTTGTAATTATCTATTGACCTTTTAAATGATGTAATCTCAGAAGGACTGGTAAATAAAAACTGATATTGACTGTTAACAGCGTTAAGTTCTTCTATAGTATTTGATTTTTTTTCAAGTGCGGAAAGTTGCCTTTCAATAGTTTTGCCATGATTCTTCATCATCATGTCAAACCATTGTATATATTCAGAATCTTTAATCGGTCTACTAGGTTTAAATATATTAGTATATTTCGCTACTTCATTACGAAATTGTTGAGTAGCTTTACTTATCTTAAATTCAATCTGTTCTTTTTGTCTTTCTGAAAATGTAGATGTATCTTCCTTAAGCAATAAGAGTTGCTTAACATTTCTTTGCTTAGCTTTATGTAACTGATCTGCTGTTGTAGTTCTAATTATTGGTTTTGCTATATAGTTAGATAAGAAGTATTGATCTTTTTCATCAAGATAACGGAACCCTCTTAAATCTGTTAACGAAAATCTAGAGAATAAAAACTTATCTAGAACGCTTGGGTCAGCAGTTATTTTTTCAGCATCTTTTACTATATATGAATATAAAGAAACTGGTTTTTTTGTTGTATTTCTTTCTAACAACATCTGCTGTTTTGTTTTCTTTTTTACTGATTTTTCTAAAAGAGTGGTAGGGTCAACATGTTTTCTAGCTAAATACAATAGTTCTGTTTCTAACCAATCGTTAAACTCTGCACGTTCTATTAGAGATAAATACTTATTTTCTATTTTAGTTATAAAGTCTTCGCTGTTGGGTTTTAATTCAAGTAATCTTTTTTGAAACAACAGGAATGAACTAAAGTATTCTGCTTTTGCTTGATAACCTGTACCCCTTTTAGCTACAAAGTCCGACAATGATATTGTCATTATCGGATATGACATAAGAGTTTTCCATGTAATAGGAGTAGACATCCCTACTGCATTATACAATGCATCTAATTCAGCCATGCTGGTCATCCTACCAGCTTTGTATTCATCAGCTAATTTTAAAAATAGTTCTTCTTGTTGATTTTTGTTTAATGATCTAATTTCGTTTTTAATTTTAGTGTGATACGACAAATCAATATTAAATTGTTTTGTCGGGTCAATACCATCATTAATAAATTTCTGTTCTAATCGCCTATCTTTGTCAATGCCATCTCTAATAACTTTTATTTTGGTAGTGATTTCTCCTTCAAGCTTCTCTTTTAAAGCTTTGGTCTGTTCAGGAGTTTCTTGAGCTGGTATTTGATCTTTATAATATTCTAAAATTCTAGCAGAGGTATTCGTGTCTTCTTGGTAGACTTCTCTTCTCAAGAGATCACCCATTTCCTCTTCAGCTATTTTCTTTGTTTTATTTAAATCTATATATATACCTTGTACATATCTTCTTAATACTTCTTGATCTTGTTGAGCTGTACTGTAACCTTCAGCTTGGTCTAAATAATTATTTAACAAAACTTCTAGTTTAGATTTAATAATCGAATCTTTAAAATATAAGTCTAATAGAGGAGTTGTTCTGCTTGCATCTCTAGTTTCTGATAAAAACTTTTCTAAATTAGCTTTAGCATATCTAAGTTTATCCCGATCTCCCTCAGTAGGGCGTTGTTCTTTATCTCTTCCTTCTGTGTCTCTGTCTAACTCTTCACGAACTTTATTATCTGTATCATCTAATCTTATATATTTTGTTACTTTTTCGTAAAGTTGGTCATAACTTGCTTTATTCTTTTTGAGCTTTTCGATAATAACTTCGTCATAAATTGCTTGATCTTTTTTAATACCGATTCTATCTGTAAGTTCATTTTCATCCCAATTCCTTAAAATTCCTTCTAATTCTTCTAAATATTCGTTTGCTTCCTTAGCTTGTGCTTTGGACTGATTATATCTAGCAAACACATCTGGGTCATTTAAAATCTTTTTTACATCTTTAAAAAAATCAGCGTAATGATTTAAATGTGGCTCATAATAACCAAATATTCCTTCCAACATTTTTTCTTGTTTTTTACGAGCATCCTTGCTTTCGATTTTAAAAGAAACAAAATGTTTACCATCAACCTCTGTAACAAAATATTTTTCTTTTATGTTTTCAAACATTTCATTAAATCGATCTCTTGCTTCTTGATCTTTACTTAGTCTGTCAAAAGCCCTTGCAAATTCTCCATATTGCATCTGTGAGCCAGCAATCATTACAGACTTTTTAGCTTTTCTTTCTTTGATTTCTTGTTTATCTGACTCATCAACAAAACCACCTTGTTGATATATTTTGTAATTCTTTCTTAAATCTTCTACACCAAGATCATATTCCTCTTGTGATAAAGTAAATGAATCGTTTCTAAATCCACCATTTACATTAGATGGAACATATTCATCTATTGCACCAAAGTATGGTTTTTGACTATCTGCAACTAATTTTAATAATTTATTTCTTACAATATATCTAAACAAAGGAGTATTGTTTAGAGCATAATCAAAACTCTGGTTTAATAAACTACTTAACCTAGTTATTCCCGACCCGTGAAACTCTTTAGCTTTTTCAAAAGCTATTCTCATAGAGGGTTGAAAACTTATATCTCTAATTTCATAAGTACCAACCCCTCTTGCTCCCTTGGGCTTTTTCGTTCTTCTTAATAATGTTTCACGTTTAAGCTCTTTTCCTATTTCTACCTTTTTTTCTTCACTTACATCTTTTGCTTTTAACTCTTCTTGTAACATGTCAATGACAGTCGCATTTTTTTTAGTATATGCATCATAAATTTTTTGTCTTTGTTTAAAAGATAAATTTAATGGGTTGGAATGAGAGCCAATAGGGTCAACTTTTTTTGTATTCATTCCTACTCCAACAACCATTGGTTTGTTGATGTAGTAATCGTTAGCTAAAACATAGTCAATTATATAAGGTGGATTGTCTCTGTCATTTTGAACATCAACAGCTCCGATGATTTGTCTTACTTTAGTCATAACAAATTCATCTTTGTCATCTTGAGAAACTTGTTTAGTAAACTGACCAAACTCTACAGAATCATCATCTCTTTTTCTACCAAGAAATACTTGTCTTCTTTCTCCTTTGTCTAAAACAATTCTATTACCGTCTTTGTCTTTCCCATATTTCATAAATCTAGGATGATAATCTACAAAAACACCTTCTTTATTTTTAATAAATTTACCAGCTTTTTGAAAAGCACCTTGCTCAACAGCAAGATTAAATTCTTTAAGATTGCTAGGAGTTCTAAACTCTACTTTACCTTTTACAAATAATTTAACTTTTACTCCAGCTTCTTTAAAAGTTTGACCATAAAATCTTTCAAAATCTAAAGATATTTCTGAAAAGTTTTTTAACCTTAAATTTGGCATTAACCCTTTTTTAATAAAATACTCTCGTATTTTATTTGGGTTTGGATTTTTAATTAATAAATTTTTAAACTCTTCAGGATTATTTTTATATTTTTTAGTTTGTGCATCATAGCCATAGTATTCATCGTAAGCATTTTTATAAACTGTTTCTATGTTTTCAAAAAACTTGTCTACTAAACCAGAAGGAAAACGCAAACCAAGTTTGTCTTTTACTTCTTGACCATAATGATAATTAAAATCCTTTGGAGCAACACTTAACTGAATATACTCTCTAGAAATAGAATTGAAGTAACCCCTAAGACTTTCTGTCTTAGGTGTGTATTGACCTACTGTAATTCCATCTGCTGTTTGTAAATCATTGTACTGATAACCTTGGCTAATCAGATAACTAGATATCTGCCTTTCGCCTTTGTTATATTTACTTTTATTTACATAGTTTCTGCTGTCAGTTATAAATGTGGCTCCAGCTCTAACTGCCTTGTTAATTTCCTCGAAGTCTGGGTTTAATCTGTTTGGTGCATTACCATTAGCAGAAACAAAAACTTTATCAGTAGCAGAATATGTACCCATATTTGCTAGTCCATATCTATCAAAGTCTTTTTGGTATAAATCAGTAGAAGTTCCTTCTCCACCCTGACCAATAAACTTATCAGCAAGATCAGCTTTTGCCTGATCTTTAGCGTTTATGCTCTGTGATACGTTGTTACGTTTAGTAAGTTTAACTTTGTTTTTTAACTTTTGGTTTGATACAGATGCTTTTAAAGAATCTCTTAATTCTTCTAAAGCTTCTGGAAATGCTTTATTCCAAAACTTACCTCCCTGAAGGTGGGTAATTTTTTTATTTCCAGTCTTCATTAAAGCTCTTTGGAATGCTCTAGCACTTTCGCTTAATTCTTCTGGAGCTACAAACTTATCTCCTTTTTCATCTTCAATAAGTCTTCTATCTGCTGTTGCAAAGGCACTAGCTCTAACAAGTTTTTTCATTAATGATAAAGCTTGTTCATTAAACTCTGCTACAGTACCGCCACCAAACTGTTGATGTATTTGTAAATCGCTCTGAGGTGTTGCAGATATCTTTTTTTCATTAAAGTCTGGAGACTTAGGAGTATCTTGCGTATCTATTGGAACTCTTTTTACTTCGTTGCGAAATACAGAACCTTCTTTCCAGTCTAATTTATATATTCTATCTTGATCTCTAATAACTCCAGCAGGATTTTTATATCCTTTTTTATCTAATAGATAATCAAACTTAAGAGTTTGATAAGCATGTTCTACAGATTGATACGTTCTGGTTCTTCCAGAACGATCTTTAAATTTAAAAGGTCTTTGAGCAAGATTACTTAATTCTTTGTTTTCATTTGCTCCATAAAATACATTTACAGAATCTGTTTCTGGTTTTACGGAACCTCTTAAATTTTCTCCTTCTTTTGGTCTTACATCATCTAAACCCAAGATATCTTGTTCTGCTTTTTTAGCATCGCCAGTAGCAATGGTTCTCTTATTAATTTTTAAATCAATTAAACCTTTTGCTTCTTTTGCTTCTTGTTGTGCTTGTATGTTTGCACGTTCTCGTTCTGAAAGTTCTTGACCTTTTTCATCTTTCGTTTGCTTCGCAAGAGTCCTACGCAAATTTAAGGATTCGCCTTTTGCGTATGCTTCTGATTGAGCATCAATAAAATCTTCAAGATTTCTTCTAAGTCTAGGAGATTGACTTAAGTTTTCTGAAGCTTCTTCTCTTCTTGTAACAAGAGCATCAGCTTTTTTCTTGCCTTTCTTGCCTACAAGTTCTTGAAAATCATCTTCATACCCTAAGTCTTGTGCAATTCTTGCTATAGTGTCTACTCTTAATTTATCTGTATTTGAATCGCCAGAAGCACTTTTTTTATGCATAGCATATAAAGAATTAACTGCGTTATCTTTGTCTTCAAACAAAGAAACTACATTTCTTTGTGCTATCTCAGTTTTTTCTCTAACTTTAGATTGTATTTTTTCATCTTTTGCTTGTTTTTCATCTGCTTGTCTAGCTTCATCAGACCTAATTGTTGCATCAATTAAATCTACATCTTCTGTAACTTGTTGCCCAATTTGTTCTCTTCTACCTACCGCTTGACCGTAAAGATTATTAACTCCACCAGCCATAACCTGAGCAACAGATTGTGTACCACCAGCAATTGCTTCGATGATTGCATCGAATGCATCTGCTTCTCCAGTTGCTACTAACTCTCCTAAGTATTCTCCAAAACCTTCTCCAGCAGTTTCTAAAGTTAAAGCCACAGGAGGAGTCATAGCTTTTTTAGCTATGTAATCCAAAGAACTCTTTACTTTTTTATGAGCCAAAGTAACAGAGTCTCTAACAGCCTTTTCTCCTAACCCATAATTTTGTGCAATTCTGTTTGCACCAGTAATAAAAGCATCTCTTCGTAATGGTGTAGAAGTTTTTGTTAAATCAACTTGTTTCTTAAAGGTTGCTAAATCTCTTGTAAAACCAGCTACATCAACATTGTTTTTATTTAATGTATCAATGGTTGCTCTCTCTATAGCTCGATTAGCTGTGTTCATAAATGCTTTTGTAGCACCAAATGTTACTACATCAACAGCAGTAATAACTCCAGCTTTTGTTGCTCCTTCTTTTAAAGACTCTTTTCTTTCTGCTTCTGTAAAACCATCTAAGCCTTTTTCTTGTGCTTTAGCACCTACCTCTTGAAACATATTAAAGCCAAACATACCAGCAATAAAACCAGCAGTTGTAAATACTGGAATCGAAGCACCGTAAGTAAACGGAGCAAGAGCAGTTCCAATAGCTAAGCCACCTTTTCCACCAAGATACCCAGAAGCTAATGTTCCTACTGTATTAGGAGCTTGTTCAGCAACAAGCTCTACAACACCAGCTTTCTCTTGATACATTGCATCTGACAATCCATAAAGAGTATTGAAGAATCCTTCTGCTTCATCATAGTTTTGTTTTGCTTTTTTTAAGAATCTCTTTTTATTAACTAAAAGAGAGTTCTTTGACAATAAAGCACTTTGTTTGGCATCTTGTTCTACTTCAAGATTGTCTCCAGTTAATACATCAAATGTTGAACCAGCACGACTAAAGGATTGCTTACCACCTTCTATAAGTGCATCAGCATAATTTGGGTCAAGAATCATATCTAATATGCTATCTGGTTTTTCTTTTACATCTATTCCGAGATCAGGATATGATTGAGTAGAAGTGCTAAATCCATCAACTTCATCATCTGATAATGGCACACCAAAACCAATATCATCGGTTATTGAAGTCGTTTGTTCTGGCTGTGTTGCTGTAATTGTTTGTTGGTCTTCTTGCGTATCAGGAAGAATAGGTTCTTCCTGTGACTTAGTTGGAGAAATTTCTATTCCCCATGACTCACTTTCATCTACTTTTTGATATTTTTTCTGAGGAACATTAGAGCCTGTTGATATAGATTGCCTATTTAATTGTTCAACGGCTTGCAACCTATCAATAGTAGAGTTACGTCTATCCCTAATAGTATTTATGTTTCTTAATCTATCATTAACTTTTTCTCTAGCTTCTTCTTTATCTTGATACAAATCAGCCATTATTCTACCCTAATTATTTGACTTAGCTGAGAAGACTTATTCCATAATCTTCCAGCTTCAAACCAACTATTCTGTGGTATTACTAGTCCATTTGTTTTATCAATGAAAAAAAACGAACCATCTTCTTCACTCCGAACTCTTTCAAAACCAGCATTAAGAACACTTGCTGTGGTAGGGTAAACCTTCTTACTGTCCTTATCTTTTCGCCAGTCAAGTTTTAACATTTTCTTTGCTGTACTAGCAGTTTCAGTAACACTAGGATTGTAATTCCTTCTTGAAATATTAGCTGAACTAGCAATAGGACTTCCTCCTCGGAAATCGTTTACGGTGTTTTGATAAATGCTATCCGTTGTGGTTCGCAACCAATTAGTTACACTAGTTTGCAAATCTCTATACATTGCAGAAGTTTCTCTAGTTCTTGGTGGTGTTGCACCAACAGCTAAACCTAGCCATTGATTTACTTGATTTTTAATTTCCTTGTCAACTCTACCAGCGTTTTTATTTGGGTCAAAATAATCAAAATGTTTGCTTCTAAAGTTATTGTCTTGCTTGTCTGCTTTTTGAACATTTTTTGGTCTTGTATAATTTCCAAAGCCGTCAATGCTGGCAGAAAGTTTCTCTTCAGTTGTAGTCTCTGCTTTAATCTTTCCTATGTTTGCGACTTTTTCTTGCATTCCAACCAGTTTAGAAATCCCATCTACAAGACCAGCTTGAATTAAAAAATTACTAGCATCATATCTGATTGGGTCTTTTTGACCCACCATAGAAATAGTAAATATTGGAGTCCCTTGTTTGTAACCAAACGAAGCCGATGAGACTTCTCCTTGAATTCCTAATTGACTAACAATAGCTTCTATATTTTCAGGTTTATTAGGATTAAGTATGATATCTTTAAACTTTTCTTGACCTACTTGGTTTGCGATATCCATAATATTTTTAGTAAACAAATTTATATCTTGAGGTTTTATATCTCCTCTTAACAAACTTGCTTGTGCGATTTTACTTATATCTTGTAAATACATTCTATGACCACCACTACCTTCATAACTTTTAAGTTTAGGTTTTTGAACAGTTCTAAACCCACCATTAGGAGCCATTTCTTGAACATCTACCATTTCAAACATAGTATCTTTAACTAAGTTTTCAAAATTAATTTTGTCCTGTCGTAATTTTTCTGCTTCTTCAAGTTTTAAGTTAAGCTCTTTCATTTGTAAACCCTTAACTTCTCTGTCAACTTTCGCTGACTCAAGTTGACTAAGGACTAAACCTTGTCGCATTTTACGCTCTTCAGCTTTGTCCTTGATTTGTTCAGAAGCTAAAATACCCTGAAATATACCGCCAGCTAAACCTGTACCCCTAGCCATAATTAACCTTTTCTCTTGTTATTACTAAGCCTTGCTATCGCTTGTGGCTTAATGTCACTACGTTTAATTTGACCTTTATTAATTCCAGCCAAAACGTCATACCCTATTTTCTTGGAGCCTTTTTCTGTGATAACAGTTTCATTGTTTGATACGGCAATAGCATCTCCAGTATCAACATTTATCGCTTTAATTGAATCTGAGGTTCCTGTTCCAGCACCAGATAACTTACCACCTTGATCTCTTTGTGGTGGTTCTGGTATTACACCGCCTTGTTTACCAAAGTATAGACCAGCACCAAGACCAGCTAACTGTCCTACCCCTTGCATCATACCCATTTGATTTGCATCATACTGAGCCTGTGCTTGATATCCTTGAGCCATAAGGTTGCCAGCTCCACCTATAGCACCCATTTGTCCCTGTAACCCTCTCATAGCCCCACCATAGCCAGCCATCAACTGACCTGTTGCCATGCCAAGCTGACCTGTACCGCTTCGTCCTAAGCCTGATGCTGAGGACATAAGACCAGTTGCTTGGTTAGGTATGTTCCTACCGAGTCCAGCTACCGTAGCTTTCCTAGCAAAGTTATCTGCCATAGACTGTCGTCTAGCCCTGTTTCTTGCTCCTACGTTTGCTTTAGAAGCTCCTAGTGCAAAATTCTGGTTTAACTGAGCAAATCGAGCAGAGTTTGGATTGATTCCAAACCTCTGCAAGTTTCTATTTGATATGTTTCGTTGCGAATCAAATGCTTGTTGCACATCTGCTGTAGCTTGACCAGCGTAATAATCTCTAGCCATTCTTTCGTCATCTCTAGCTATATCAGAAATTAAACGATCTTCTAGAGCTGAATACTTTGCTTTTTCTTGTAACAAATCTTTTGCTAAAGAATCGACTATTGCTCTACTACGCATATCAGCTTGAGCTTGTGCTTCAAACATAGGTAACGTATCGGCATATCTTTGTTTAGAGAATCGTAACTGCTCCATTCCCAGAGCTTTCATATCATCTCCTACCTGAAGCATAGCTTCTTTTAAAGGAGTAAAATCTGGAGGTCTGGAACCTTTGCCACCGCCCTCTAACGTCATACCGCCCCTGTTACCAAATCCACCTCTAGGTTTAAAAGCTCTCTCTGGGAGCATGGTGTCCCAATCGTAAATCATAATTGTTCTCCAGTTTGTAAGACTTTACACATTTATTTTCTTTCTCTTTGAGTTTAAGAAATCTACACTCTTTTGCTAACATTCCAAACATAACTAAATCTTCGCCATCGTGACACGCTTGGCGAACAATACCTTCTTCTATAAAACCAAGTTTGAGTACAAACTTTTGTGCTTTGACGTTGCTTTTACGAACTAACGCAGTTGCTCGGTTGCAATTAAAATATTGAAAGGTTGCATTGAAACAAAATGTAGCAAACCTTCTGCTAAACCAATTTGAGCCTTCTTCTGCACCAATGTGCATACAGATCGAATGACCGCTCCACATGTTGTAAACAACACCAGCAAGAATATTATCGTTCTCATCTACTAATCCAATAGTTGCACAATTGTCATTAAAATTATCTTCATCTGTTTTTTTTGCAACATACTCTAAGATTCTTTTTTCTCCTACAATAATCTTATTCATTATATGTTGTGTATTGTTGCATTTACAAATGGCACTTCTCCGTCAGGAATAAAATCTTCTGGTGGTTCTGCACTAAATGTAATGTCAGATATACCAGCTTGATGTAACTTTCTTCTAATTTCCCAATGTACTGCTGAACTAATTGTTCTATACGGTTTGTTAATTATTATGTCGTATTCGCCTAAAACAGTAGTTATTTCTGGTTCAACATGTTTTACTTTAACGGTAACTTTCATAGTTCCGTTAACCATATTTGCTTCTGACTGCGTAACATCTATTTCATAGTTTTCATTTGAACTCATAAATTTTTATCCTTTGCACATGTGAAGTCTTATTAAAAAGTTATAGTGGGTCATTTTAACTTTACCTGTTCCTAGCATTCCATGATTAACGCTACCTACAGCGTTGCTAGTGCCATCCATGCTTAAATTGTAAACATAAGGAGAAGAATGAAATCCACTATTAACATTAGAATTATTAGTCATGTCTATACCGCCAATCCTTCCGCAAATGCCTCTATGTACTCCCCATACAATTACATATGGATGGTTATATATAGTGGCATTAGGACTTGAACCATTTGGTGCGAATTGTGGGTCTTGATAACTAGCATTATTAGCATGCTTATAAAAAAATAAATCTGCACCAATAAGCCTTTGAGCATTAATACTAAACATATGCCTTATAGGCATACCACCATTTGCTTGAATCCATTTATCTAAGTCGTTATAAAAAAGAAATCTATTGTTAGCATTTGCTATGGTTGCATTATTACTTGTGCCAGCAATTCTTAGTTCACTTTGTTGTGAAGAAGGAAAATATAAATGCCAAATGAAAAAAAAATCTGGACTAGGTTTAAAATGGGTAAACAATTGTTTCATTACATAATTATCTACAATCCCCCATTTACTTGAAGTCGAATATGGTGGAAGTGTACTAAACATAGGATATGAAGGGTCGCCATAAGCTTTAATCCTAACTTCCATGTCTGGAACTGTCAGAGAAGAATTGTGTGTTGCAACAACTTTTGGTTGTTTTTTATTTATGTCAAATTGTGTATCGCCATTAGAGTCTGTTACTCGAAAGGTCAATCCTCCAGAAAATGATATTTCAGTAGCCATAATTAAATATCATACGTTATACAATCGCCATCATTACCTGAAGAAACAAATGATTGTAGTGCTGTAGCACCAGTAGTTATTCCACCAACAGTTTGTTTTGGAATTTGAACTACGATTGATGCGGTAGGTTGAGAGTCTTCACTTGCAATTACACTTCCATTTTTTTTGGCTGTCATTTTAAATTTCCAGCCATCTTTCTCTACACCATTAAGTGGATAACCGCCTTGAGATGAACCATATAAACCATTCCATAAATTGTCATTAAGACCAAACTCTAGAGTGTAAGACATGTTTGTATAGAATTGAACATCTCCAGAATTATCTTTTTTTAAATAATTGTTGTCACTATCAAACAAAGCTTTAAAAGTACCAGTATCTGGATTAAAACTACCAGTACCAATTCTTACTCTATTGGGTGTCATTTCAACAACATTAGAAAAAGAAGAATGATCTGCTACTGGATGATTAACTCCATTTACAAAATCTGATGTTGTATTTACAATCTGAAAATTAATGTTAGTTATAGTAGCACTAGGGACTGTTACATCAGAACAATATATAAGTTCTCTTAAATAAATTCCTGTTGTGTCTGCAAAAGGAAATAAAATTCGATAACTATGATTTCCATATTTAAGAAATACGCCATTACCCAATGTTGGGTAAGTACTATTTTTTATTGTGAAGATCGGTGCTTGTGAAAGGTTAGGAGAAAAAGTAGTTATCGTATATTTATCTTCATCTATAAATGGAACAAGAGATGAGTTTTTTCCACCATTAACTAACACATCATACTTATTCAAACTTATACTTGTTGTTCCTTTTGTATCGCTGGATAACGATGGTATATGTTCAAGATAACTAAAATGAAGATTGCTCCATATAACTCTATCAAGATTTGCTGAAACACTATTTGGTGAAGCTCCATTTAAATAAACTGCGTTTCCATTTGAATCGAAGACTGTAAAAAAATTAGCCATATAAGACGAATCTCTGTCTTCAGTAATAAAGAAAAATGCGTTATTGTTAAAAACATTACCAAGATTATAAAAATTACTTCGATTACCATTACCATCAATAGTAAAAGCTATAGATTGACCTATCATAATATGTGGCATATAAACCTCATGTAGTAATTGTTATAGATTTGTTGGCTAAGTCAATTTGCATTTTCCCATCTGATGATTTTACTAAGCCAGCAGTTAATGTCCCTCCATTTAGTTGTACACTAGTAAATTCACAGAGTCCACCTTTATTAATTCTCCACCCTGACTGCCCAGTTACATAACTGTTCGATTGTATGTCAGCACCAATTTTTGCATTAGTAATTGAAGCATCTTGAATCATTGCTGAACTCATAAAAACAGTATTATTAACTACTTGAAAAGGAGTACCAAAAACACCAGTAGCACTATTCATTATTTTAAAATAATCTGCTTGAAAAAAAGCATCGTTTCCAGTAATTCTCATAGACCAATCATTTGATACACCACTAATACCTATTACCTCACCAGCAGTATTCGTAGATAATCCTATATTATTAGCTCCAGCATACAATTGATTAAATTGGGCTATTCCACCAGCAAAGTCACTAGCTTGAGCAACTCCAGCCGTTAGTTTTGTGGTAGACAAACTTTCAATATTCGCAGAACTAATCGAAGCACTTCCAATAACTGTACTTTTAATAATTGTTCTTCCGTCAGAATCAACTGTAAATGGTATTGATGCTGATGCTGGCGTACCTGTCAACGTGGTAGACGTTGACGTTGGTTGTACAATAGCAAACTTATCTGCTCTTATAATAAAGGCTGACTCTACACTTCCATCAACTTCTTGACTAGCTAAACCAAATCCAGACACAGCTCCATTATTGTCAATTTTTACGGTATATTGAGATAGCAAACCACCCTCAACTTGTTCTCGTATTTCTGCTTCTTGTGCAATCTTGCCGTTTAAGTTTTGAGCAAGTATTTCTTGATTTGTATTTGCAATATCTGTTATTTGTGTCTGCAAGTCTTGCGTTAAAGAATTAGCGTTAATCTCTCCCTCAATAGCTTCTATAACTAATTTAGGGTCAATCTCTGCTTTACCTGAAACTGAGTCTTGAGAATAAGCACCACGCACATCTGCTTGCGAAACTAATCGTAGCCAATAAAAATATTCAACATTTGTTTCAACTGGGTCTGTATAAAACCCTGTAGTAGATTGAGCAATTAAAACCGCATCTCCAATGTTTCCATTTTGAGATCGCCATATTTCTGTAAACGAATGATTTCTATACGATGGTATATTCCATCGTAAAAATATAGCACCAATAGTACTTGTTACTACTATTGTACTGGCTTGTGGCGGTGGGGTTAAATCGCTTGTTGGGTCATACTGTATTTGAAAATCATAACTGTTTGTGTAAACAGGCATTGTGTTTACTTTGTTTAAATCGTGAACTTCTTCTTGATTTTTATCTTGAGCTAACTTTAGCCCGATTAAATCTCTAAAAGTTACTGTACGATCAAGCTGATCTCCAACTCTTCCTTCTCGAACATTTACAGTTTGAGCTAAAGCTTCTACAACTTGCAATACAGTTTCTTCCGATACGTTTGGAATTTGAGGTAACTTTGTTGTCATTTCGCACTTAACTCTTCTAATGATTGTGATAAATGAATACTTGTAATCGTAGCACTACCTTCTACTTGCATCTGCCAATCAGAAGCAAGATAACCACCTGATATTCTGAATGGGTCAGAACTTGTTACAGCAACAGTCTCTTTCGCTGTGCCATCTGCAAATACCTTTAATGTAATACCAGACGATGGATAACTATCTGCAATAACTTGAGCAGTAGAAAAGGTTGTTGGTTTTGGAAACTCAAATGATTTACTCTTCCATGAGTATGATTTTGTAGTTGCAGACTTGTCCATCTTCACGATGTCTCCTGAGTCAACAATATACAAGGAGTCTTCTAGCGGAACTACTCTTCCAGCAGAACTGTATTGAGTTCCTAAAATCAATGGAGCATCTTGTCCGTTCAAAGAAAATATAATTAAACCACTTGTGCTTCCATTATTGTAAAACGCATAGTATCTGCCTTCATGCAGATACGAATGAATAGAACTAGGATTGTATGATTGCCATTGTTCTTGGCTAATAATTCTAGCAGTAATAACGCTGACACCAGATAAACCTAATGACACTAAACCATCTGGACTTGCAAAGATGACAGAGTTACCTGTTTCAACAATAGAACGCTTAGATACACAAGCTTGCTGAATACTTGTTTTGGTTAAAGACATTGCATTTGGGTCTATACCAGTTGCAATATACGGAAACGATTCTGTAAGAATTGCTACTGATTGACCAAAAGCTCCTAGTCCTATAATGTCATGGTCTACTGTTATAAAGTTTTGGGATGACCATGCATGTGGTTGAAAAGGTTCTGAGAAGCAAACATCTTTGCCACTAAACCCAACAAAGATACCATTAGCCATTACTCGCAACCCCTTCATATCTGATGGGGGCGGTTCATAGTTTGTACTAGGAATTAATTCGCCTAACTCTGTTTGCTGTTTAATATCTATAGTACTTGTAGTACCAACAGAAACTTCTCTCACAAATTGAAAGTTTGTATCTCCAGAACCAGTTGAGGTTCTGTATAAAAACTTTCTAGTTATATTATAATCTCCTGTCGGAGCTGTATCCATCGTAACTGTAACAGGACTATATGGGTCTATATCAATAGCGACAGACGGTTCAGATGGCTGACCTTCTTCTCCGTATGCACTTACATATGTGTAAACATAGTTTCTTGTCTCTGCCACAAACCTTGGTGGCAATACTGCAAAACCACCAACAATTGATGTAGGAATAAGTGACTTATCTCTTAACCAATAACTATTAGTAGGAGAATCAACTGTGTCGCTAAACTTATATGTATATTCTTTTACAGATGCACCTACTTCAGCAACTCTTGTCCACATTCCTTGATTTTCTTCAAAATTGTTACTACTTAATCCATAATGCTCGTTTCTATATATTACTCTTGTAATCGCATTTCTTGGAGCATCTTCAGACATTAATATTCTAATTTCTGTTTCACTTGTCCCTTTTATTTTGTTTGAGCCTTTTGATAATCCACTATGTCGTTCTATAAGATCATAACTTCCTCCAGCACTACCACCTTTAAAAGCGTATGCAAATATATAAGAAACTTCTCCTGTAACATCAAATCTTTTGATATTAAAAGGAGTAGAAGGGGGAGTCCAACTTCCATCAGAAGTAAACTCTGTTGACGACACAACAGTTTGCACAGGTTCATTGTCATTTATGTTTGACGAAAAAGAACTTCCACCAGAATTAAATCGAAATAAATCTCCTACTTCAAACCTATGTGCAACATTAGTTGTAAATATTGCACCAGAACCAGAACCAGTAACTTTCGTTACTGTTATGATTCTTTGCTCAAGTCTTTCAATTGTTCTATCTTGCGGAGTATATACAACGGTTGGAGCAGACTGAGGTTCTTTAGGTCTTTTTGCGGTTCTTTGATCTGCGGTAGATGCAGAAGGAAGTTGAGCATCAGTTAAATCGTCTACATATTCTTCAATTTCATCAGGGTCTATTTCTGCAATTCTTCTAAATGTACCACTTTTTTTTCTAAAGATAGCTATGTTTTCATGCTCTGTATCTGTTCTTCTCCTAAAACCTCTAAGCTTTACTGTAGGTAAATATCTTCTTTTTAACTCATAATCTCCTGATGGATTATTTGATGGAAATGTATAAGTATTTTTTATCTTAATACTTTTTTGACTAAGAACTTCTCCTACTTCCCATTGATTGTTCCATCCAGCTTCTGTTGAGTCACTAAATACTATGTAATCTCCAATTTCTAAATTATGAGCTACTTCAAAATTAATTTTAAATAAAGATGCTGTATCCGCAGAAAAAGAAGATGGATATAGATTACCAACATCTACAACATCTGTTAAAGCTTCTATCTCTATAGAGTCTGTTAAACCACTTTCAAATGCAGAACCTTTGTTTGTTATAGTAGAACTTGCTCCAAGAATTTCTGCAAATGCATATTCTCTTGTGGATAAAGTGTATTCAACTACTGATGTACCGCTTGCAACAGGTGCATTAGAAGGTTTCGGTATTCCTAAATTTAAAGAGTTTCTAGGATACTGAGTGGTTCCTGTAGCAAACGCATCACTAGTTGTAGCCATCTTAGGAACACCTTGTCCTGTCCAATATATTCTTTTGAACTGATCTTGCGTTATTGGAGATAACGCAACATCAACATCTTCAGAAAACTCTAACCAGTTATTCGCTTCATCTCCTGTATCTTGTCCTCTAAAAATAGTAGTAGCAGAACCAGAAGAAATCTTCAAAGGAGTCACAGTTGTATTTTCTTTAATAGGTTCTATTGCCCCAGAAAACAATCTTGTATCTTTTGCTTCCTCTGCTTCGTTAGGAGCAAGATTCTTTTTATTAACAACTGGTCTCATCCCAGAAAAGTTTTTAATAACTATACCAGCCATTTAATTCCCCATTATTCAATTTCATAACCGCTTGGATATTCGATATTCCAAGGGTCAGATTGATTTGTTATATCTCGTAAAGCTTGAATGTATTCATCTAAGTTATCAATTTCATCTATTTGCTCTTTGCTTAATCTTTCAAACGCAAGATACCTGAATACTCTCCATTCAACAGCTTTAATTCTTTTATCTCTTTCCGCTCGGACTTTTTCCCATTGCAACCTTGTAGCTTCTTCAGTATTGTCCCCAACTCTCCAACCACTTAAATCCCATGTTAAAGTTTCTAAGTGTGTAATTGTTGGCGATGCTGACACCTGTACATAACCAGCACTTGCTATTTGTTCTGGGGTAGCATTATAGTTTTCAACTGTATCTCCGTCTTCAAGATCAATATAATCTGGAAGAGATTCTGTTGGATAATTCCCTTTATATGACCACATAAAAATTACCTCGCATTGTATGGAAAGTTTCTATTATTTCCCCAAATAATTCGTACAGCACCATTCTGCCCATCGCCACCTCTGCGATTTACAGCTCCACCACCGCCCCCACCAAACATACCGCCACAAGCACCTTTGCGAGCATTATCTGGAATAGAGGTCATGGTTGCTTCTGCTGGTTCAGCAACTAAATAAACATTCATTCTTCCGACATTGCTTCCAATTCTTGCGTGATAGAAATGAACTGAATGTAAATAGATTCCACCTAAGTTAAAGATAGTACCAAGATTTACTATTGGACTTCTTAACCAATGCCATCTCCCAGCAGTACTTGACCCACTTGTTTCTACATAAAGATAACCGCCAGTAGTAGAGCCACTTCCATCAGTATTACTTCCAGTTCCACCAGAAGAAGTACCGCCAGTATCTTCATTCCAAAAACCAGCTAGTATAGTAGAAGTATTAATACTTCCCCAATTCATGTTGTCATAATTGCTTTCTGAAAACGCTGTGCTAGAATGTGCAGAATCATTATTTCTTTCAAAACCGTCACTTGAATTATTACTAAAGTTATAGGTAGTGTTGTAATAATTACCTGAATCAACTAGTCCTGTATTGTAAACAAATCTAACTCTATCAATTTGAATATCTCCCTGATAAGAAGTACCTGTAGTTCCATTTTGATACATGAACAAAAGTCTTATCTGTCTTTGATTTCCAAGATTATTGAAAGTGGTAATATTACCAGAACTACTAAAACTAGTTTCTTGCCAGCCCTGATCTGTTGTTACATTAGTTCCAGATTGACCTCTACCCTGTATAAAACCAAGAAAAATAAATTGTCGAGAAATCTGTTCATAACTTTGTGGGTTAAAACTGTTTCTTGGGAACGCATCTCCACCATGCGTTCCTAATAAATGTGTTCCAGCTACAGAGCCATCAATTCCAGCATTAGCCATTCGACCAAGAAGAATAGTATCTGAAGCTGAAGCATCAAACGAATTACCAGTAAACAAACTCATACCAGCAGAGCCGTTAGTCGAACCAATATTTGAAGCTTGACGAACCGCACTCGGAGTACTTGCAACTAAATCTTGATTTGAATAATCCAAACATTTTTGAATAATGTCTGCTGTTGCTTCGTTAATTGTAGCATCTAATCCAAAGATAGAAGTGCCACCACCACCGCCAGCCATTAAAACACTATTTGCAGTTGGAAAAGTAGAAACACCACCAGCGACTTGTTGCCCAAACCAATATGTGGAACTATTACTTTTATTTATCATAATAGAGCCACCACCTCCACCCCCACCAGATAAACCAAAATGCGGAAACATTAAAATGTGTTCATAAGAACTAGTATGCCCTGTTGGAGAATAATTGCTTCCTATATGAGTATGAGAGCCACCATGACCGCCTTGTCCATTTCCTTTAAAGTAATATTGATAACCACCAAACATGTCATCAAAGTGAGGTACACCTCCTGACCTTCTCTGTATTCTAATTGGGAAACCCATACCTGTATGATTTGGACAATATGTATATAAAACAATGTTCTGACTATGTGGACTGGCTTCGAGCATTTTTAATATAGTTCTTTTGTTGACTGTATCAACTGTATATTCTTGAATAGTGATTCCCAGACCTTGTGGAGTTGTGTCATCAACACTATCATGTACACCTAATACTGTCCCAGAAGTAGCAGATATTTCTTTATCTCCAGCACTACCACCAGATGATGTACCTTCTCTGTTATAACCAATTTTTATTTGATGATTGCCATTAGTAAACGAGTCGTCTGACCAATCAAATACAATAGTCCCACGACCTAACATATTTATGCCATCTGATGACCAAAAACCTGAATCATCATAACCATAAGTGGGAACAGCAGTACTATTTTGGATTGCTCCTTCAGTTATTCCTTCTGTTCTATGAAGTTGAAATTTACCGCCTGAAGCTACAGCTTTAATAATAGTAATGTAATGATTAGTAGTTCCATCAGTACCATAGCCCCCAGCTCCACCACCGCCAGAAACTTCAGAACCAACATCATCAAAATCGTAGCCAAGACTGTGAATATTTTGTCCACCCCCACCTTCTCCACCATAACCACCACCAGAAATACTTATGATAGAAGGGTCGATATAATACGGAGCAGATGTTGCTCCACCAGATGAAGAAGCAAGATTTATTCCCCATCTATAATTACCAGCATCAGTATTTTGAGGGGCGATATAATTAACAATTTCTTTTATATTTTTAGCAACAAAACCACCGTCAGCTTTAATTAAAAAACTCGCATTACTTGTTCCATTTCTTATCCCAGAATCTCCACCATCGACTCCAAGAAAATCTCCAGCACCACCGCCAGCATTAGGGGTTTGATTTGAAAGAACTCCATTGGGATTATCGGTTGTAGTCATTGTCCCTACAGAAGTAGCATAAACTACTCCTTTGGCATCAATGTTATAACCACCACCTTTTCCCACTTGAATGAGATACGTTTTGCCAGCACTTACAGGCATTTCGTTGGAGTAAGCTAACGCACCACCACCACCGCCAGCAATACGAATATTTAAAGTGGGAGCATTTGTATATGGTGCATCTGGAACAGAAAGTCCAGATGCACCACCACCGATTGCTACTATAGAAACATTGTGTACATCGTCAGGACAAGTCCAATAATAATTTACATAAGTAGCGTTTGCTGTACTTCCTGTATCTATCCTTGTTATAGAGCCAGTATTATTTCCACTTGCATAAAACTGCTCTACAGTAAAGACTACTTCTCCTTCTGAGTGTACTGGATATGTACCTTCAAGAGTAGCTTGATAAACATCTTGGGCTTCAATTCGTCCTTCTGTTTCAGTCAGGCTTATATTTTTTACAACCCCTGTAAATCCTCTGTTTCTGTTATAAACCATCTAACTAATTTCCTCATAAGAAATTGTCAACCGCACAGTATTATTCACATTTGCTCTTGATTGAACCCTCATGTTTTCCATAAGATAAATAGGTGTATCTGATGAAATTACAGTAAACGTAGTTTGTTTAGGCAATGGAAAGTCTTGTGTAATGTTTGCAATAAAACCGCCAGAAGGTCGAGCTAAAAAAATTCGTAAAGTTCTGTCAAAATCAGAGACATTGCAAGCAACTATAGTATTAATTTTAAAAACTTTACCGCTATCAACTGGATTATCAAATCTAGATTGACTTCCTTGTGTTTTAAGAAGAAAAGTTTCTACCTTTGCTTCAATGCTGGTTGCTGTAACAATATTAGGATTAGCCATTAGCTGATCTCTTCGTAAGAACAAATAACACTTACATCATTACCAGTAGCACGAGTTTTTAAATCCCGATCTTCTGGAACATAAATCATGGCACTTTTTGACGTAAGAATAAAATTTGTTTTTGGTGGTAAATTTACTCCGTGAATTATTGTACTGATTGTACTGCCATCGCTATTTTGAACAAGATCACAAAATATCTGCCTTGAATTTGAGTTGTTTCTGTTACAAAATAAGATTGTATTAATTTTATAAATCTTACCGCTATTTGCAGAATTAGTTACAAAAGTCTCGTATGAAGTACTAGTTGTAATAGTGTAAATCGTAGTTGTAACACCATATATATTTGAGACATTTACTATATTAGGATTTGCCATTTGTAAACCTTTTATCCAAAGACAATTGCCATAGCAATTGCTTTACCAGTAGAAATCCCAGCATCATCAAAACTAAGAACTCCATTGCCATCAGTCGTTAATGCTTGACCAGCCGTTCCATCTGTTGCTGGAAACGTCAAGCCATTTACACTTTGAAAAGTAGCGGTTGCAGTTCCAAAACTACTTGTTCCATCGAACACAGAAGCAAGACTAGTTGCTTCTGCTGTTCCAGAACTTTGACCTAAATAGATCGTAGCAGTACCAGCAGATATTTCTAACTTGTCATTATTTAAATTTGTAAAGTTCGCATCAACTTCATTATTCGTTAATGGACTTCCTTTGCCTGATCTAGTTGTAATCGTAGCCATGTTATGATGCCGATAAAGTAATTGTCCATGTTAAAGATAGAGTATCTGAAGCACCTTTGTTAATAACCGAAAAGGTTGTACGGCAGAGCATATCTCCACCAGATGAAGCATTAAATAAACCAGCTTCTACAATTGCTCCTGTTCCATCTCCAGCTTCAAAGGAAGATACATATTGAACTGACTCATTGTTTGAGCCTGTTATTGTTGTAGAGTCCAAAGCTTCCCTTGAACCCAGAGTAGTTCCTAAGTCTGTATCTGATGCAGAAGGAGCTGTCGAGTCTGAACCAACACCCATGTGAGACATGACGTTTTTTGCTGTACCTGTCATTCTACTGATAGCGTAAGCTAAACCAGAATTTACAACAAGGTTCTCAACTGTTTTGCTTTCTTTGACATTTCCATTTGCATCTCGTAAAACAATTTTTAATTGCCCACGGATATTCATTTTTGACACTATCAATTTATTTACTCCTATTAAAATGTTTGTGTAGATTCAACGTAGTTCCCATTACTTCCGTCAAAATAATCTGTCGCATAATCTTGAAATTTAATTTCTCCAGAATCACTAAATCTCATTGAGTCTGTTTTGCTAAGTTGTGGGTTCAGAACCAGTACATCTGATGCAGTAAACAAATCAGAGAAACTATCTCTGGCAAAACTAATTGCTAAACTTTCTGAAATACTAAACGTATCATCTGGCGATCTAAGAAAGCTTGCGACAGAACTAACTTGATCTGTAAACGTAGCAGAGTTTGATAGAGGTTTATCAGTATCAAAATTAAGCTGTTCAGATATAGTAATCGTTTCAACAAAACCTTTAGCTACAGATGCAAATAGTGCATCTGTTGCGACAAAAGAATCTGTTAACGGTCTTGATAAACTAAAGCTAACACTTTCAGAAATAGAAAATACATCAGAAGCAACTTTACTAAAGTCAAAACTCAACACTTCTGAAGCACTAAATCCATCAAGCAATATCTTGACTTCTACAAAGTCTCCTTCTAAAGCGGTAACAACAAGCTCAACAGCATTGGCACTTGTTGATATCTCGTTTGCCAAAGAAGAAAAACTTAAAGACGTTACATTAGAACTTGAATCTAACGAATCAGCAGAATATGTATAACTTAATTGAGTAGCATCTGAACTACTTGTAATATAGTTTGCATCAAGGCTACCAACTAACTTTGTAACTGTAGCTGAAAAGCTGGAACTCATGCGAAGTCTTCACGAATTTTAAACTTAATAGGGTCAAATATTGTTTGCCTAGTCGAGTCATCGAAGACAACTTCAATCTCTCCCTCGTAGTCTCCAGCATCTTGATTTAAATCTGTAGACTGCCAAACTACTGTCGCTAAACCAGCAGAGCCATCTGTTATAACCATTTGACGACTAAACAAAGTTGTACTTGAACCTACTGCTCTAAAATGCAAAGTGACAGTAGCACTTGAAATATCAATAGGAGATTCATTCTGCTTGATCGTGAACTGTACTTGTGGCTTTGTATCGCCTTGAACTAATTTAATTTTCTCTGCCATGTTATATTCTCGGAATATTTATTTTTACGTTTGACCGAACAAATCCTCTGGTAGCTATTTGTTTAATTTTATTAATACCCATTACGAACTTCTGATTATGTATTCCAGCCATTTGCGGATTAGTAAACTTCTGTGCTGGTATAAGCATCAGCTTAGACAAAGCACCATCTGCAATAATTTCTGCATAGTCTTCATAGAAGACATCTTCTACTGTAGTTGCACTACGAGTTGGCTTTAAGGCAACTCGCATTGTTAAGCTTTGAGCTACAGTCTCATCAGGAACTGGTAACAAGGTAAATGTTCTCTCGTCCTTTTGAAATATATTTCTTGGATATCCTGTAGTCACACTATTATCTTTGTTTGCGAACCTGTTATAAATTGTTGGGTCTTTTATTATATCTGGTGCTATAGGTTCTAATGCTTTTCCTTGACACCATGCATTTACAATTTTAATAACTAAATGATTATTAATGGGTGGTTCAAAATCATAATCAGAAATATCTTTTACAATTGTTACTGGGTCGTGATCTCTTTCTAAAATCATAGTTCTTTCACTAAACTCAATGATAGAACTCATTAAATGAGTATCAATTGTTATCTCAGGACATCCGCTGACATGAGGAACTATGTAAGGATAAAAACTTGTTAAGGTAGCCATTACGCATCTGCTCCAGCTTCTTTGGGCGGTACTCCAGATTGATTCGCAACATTTGGAGAACTCACATATTTCATTCGTTTATCAATCCCAATAGAACTAGCAAACAGGTTAAAGTGTGTAACTGCTCTTTGGGCATTGCCTGTATATTCTGCATCTTTGCTATATGCTCGGTACAGAATGTAATCGTATAAAGTGTTGGTATGTAAATCTTCTTTTGCCAACGCAGTAGTAGAATCTAAGTCTGATGAGCTAATATCTACAGGAGACTTAGAGTATAAAATTTCTAGTTTATGTCCACCGCCTGATGCTGGTGGATATACATAAAATGTTTTAGGACTTCTTTCATCAAACATAAAATTAATGATTGAAGTTGTTGCCGTTGTAGAATGCCAGTCAGGATTTTGTGCATCAAGAACTTCACGCTCTACAAGTCTTACAACTCTGCCAACTACATCTGATGAACTATAATTTCTAATCGCATCAATAAATGTATTGCCATCAGAAGGTATCGATTGTTTTGTTCCAGCAACTAAAGCAATTGATGAATGCTCTGAATAAATGTCAGGCTTGTTAAGTGCAAGCTCTCTTCTGCCATCATTCAAATAACGCAAAAGCTCAGTCGATGTCCAACGCACATTACCAACGTCTTGCAGAGTATCAGCGACTCTAGTAAAAATATTATTCGGTGTCAAAGCCATTTTTATTTATCCAAGTAACATAGGGTAGGGGGGCAAGCCCCCCATCCTATTAACTAAGGGTTAACCCTAACCTGGGTATGCATGAAACTCTACCAATGCTTCTGGCTTAATTACTTTGAAACCATAAACATTTAAACCACGAACAATCTGTCCGAAAGTTGAGGTAGAACGCAATGTCTCCATGCGAGTAAACTGAGAAGCAAATGTAATTGCATCTCTTGTACCAGCATAGACTGTTGTCCCAGTTACTGATGTATCTCCACCTTCGCCAGCAACAGATGATGAATCTGTTGGAAGAAGATTTGATACATAAAGTGTGAAACGATCAATCATTCCTAAACGACCATTTCTCAAAGGAGTCATTTGATCTCCTGTGATAGATGCATCTTTTAAGTCTGACTGCTTGATACGAGAAGCGAACCAAGCTGGGATGACTAAGAATCTTCCATCCTCTGGTACGTTCTGCTCATCAAGTACTTGACCAAGGTCTACAATATGAGAGACAACATCAGTTGATGTTACTTTCTTTGCAGTCTTAGTACCACTTGTAACGCCAAGATCAATGTTTTGAGACAATCTACCAGCAGTAGCACCCTTGTTAGAAGCATGAGCTTCGCCTTTAACACCAGTTAAAACCTGTGTGTCAACTGCAATCTTCATTTGCTGAGAAGCATCGCCAGTAAAGATATCCATAAGACGAAGATCGGCTTGCACCTCATCGACATCATCAACAACCACTTGGAAGTACTTACCCTTGTCTATCAAGAGTTCTACTAAAGTTGTAGTAGGAACTTGATTGGCAAGAGTTTCGCCTTTCTCATAATCATTGATTGTGATGGAAGGTACGGTTCTGATCTTGACCTTATCGCCTTGATCTCTGATCTCTCCCTCGAAATCATTGTTTGTGATTTCGGAAAGAACAGTCGTATCGTAAAATTTAACTTGAAGTTTACCTGACCAAATCTCAGGAATAAACTTCCCTACATAATCATCATTAGTACCACCTGATGGATAATAACCACTAGTTACGCCTAAAGACATAATAATTCTCCATTAAAAAAATTAAGGTTGAGCAGTTCTAATCCTATTATCTGCCATTGCCTTAAATATATCGTTTTCGATTCTATCCCTCTCAGCCTTGTTCTTGTACTTTCCGCTTCGGCAGTCTGCATAAAACTTTGCTACTTCCTGAGTCGTGTAATACGTTTTACCTGAAGGCGATTTACTCTTGCCACTTGGCTTTGGAGTAACTTGCGTTTCAAGCGAAGGCTTATTTGACGAAGGTTCGGCTTGTGTTTGCCCTTCTAAATATTTATTAAAAAAGTTTGCAACTCTCCAAGAATCATAAGATTGATGAGCATCTTCTAGCATTGATTGTCTTGTTTGACCAGTAAGATCGTCTAACTCTCCAAGCCAATCTAGAAACCCTTTGTCTTTATTGATAGTCTCCCAATCTGGACAATAGCTGATTAATTCGTTACGAAAACGCTGTTCTTTCATAGCAAGAAGTTCTTGCTGTGTAGTTGTAACATCCTTCTCTAGTTTTGCAACATTTTGAGAAGGTGCAACACTCTTTGACATTACTTCTTGTGAAACTCGTTTCATAACATCTAACAACTCATCTCCATACTGTTCACGGTCAGAATCAGTAATGAGTTGTTTGGATTCAGTCTGTTGTTCAACTGGTACGGATTTTAAAGATTCGTTTTCACTTCGTAAAGTGGTTAACTCTTCTTTAAGACTCCTCAACTCAGAAGCTAGTCTAGGAACTTCAGCACTATATTTGTTTTGTAAAACTTTGTACTTGTGTTCAAAGTCATTAGAAGGTTGTGGAATTACTTCGTTTTTCTGCTCGACCTCAACTTCTTGAGGAGCTTCAACTTGTTCTTGAGTTGGAGCTTCTGTCGTAGCAGAAGCGACTGATTCTACTTTCTCTTCTACTGCTTCTGTCTTCTTTTCTTCTATAGGAGCTTCTTCTGAAGTTTTCCCATACATTTGATTGTGCAATTCATTTGCAACTCTTTCAGCTTGTATAACAGCTTTATTTTTTCTAGGCATTGTTTTCTCCGTGAGCCTTCCTTCGTGCATAAGAGCCTATAAAGGTATTCTATAGCCTACGCAAAGGTATTCTCGGTTAGGTTAAAATTATTTACTACACATTCTAATTAAATCTCGTAGAGCTTGGCTATAGCCTTGCAACTTGTGAACATGAATTGCATTGTTCGCATCTTCAAGTTCTTCAAGAATATCTAAACGATGTTTAATTAAATACTCGATGAGACTTTTAAAGTCTTCATCTAAGTTCAGTTTTTTGATTCCCTTCTTTAATCTTTCGCTAGGAATCATTTTTTAAAATTTTCTTTTTGCCACATCATGCGATCACCAACACCACCTTGACCACCATGATAGAAACCACCAACAGGTGTTGTATCTCCAATTACTCCACCATGAGCAAATGTAGTTGTTCTACCACCATCACTATCTTGCATGTAAGAACCATCTGATAGCTTCGTAAATCCAAATAATTCGTTTGCTTTGTCTGTTACTACATCTGGTTTTTTTGGCTTATCGCCAAAAGTCGTTGTTGTGCCACCAGCAAAGTCTCTGGTTTTCATACCATTAGAATCCATTTCTGTTGCATTAGGCATTCCATAAGTTACATTACTGTTTGTCACTCCAGAGTCTTGTCTAATAAGTTGATCAAACTTAGCCTTAAATTCATCAGATTCTCTTTTTCGTTTTTTTATCAAGGCTCCTTGTAAAATTCCTCCTAAGACTCCTACCCCCACATTTGTTGCATTTACTTTAAAACTCATTGCGGTGTATCTCCTTCTGTTGGTTGTTGTGGTAACGGCTGTGCTTGTGGTGGCATTTGCAATCCTTGTGGTTGCTGAGCTTGTTGTGCCATCATAGCTTCTTGCATCATTTCTTTTGCTTTAAGTTTTTCTGGGTCTGGAATTAATTTATCAATATCCATATTTAAAACTTTAGCAGTCTCTCGAAGTAACTCTGCTCTGCCCCCTTGACCCATGATCTGAAGATCAACAGGATTTGATGTAAGTTGCAAGAACTCGTTTCTTCTCTGCTGTACTGTCTCTTTCAATAAAGTAGCAATAATACCAGATGCAACGATCTGCATATCGCCTTTGATTTTTGGGTCAGGGTCATAGATCATAAGATGATCATATAGTCTTTTCAATACATCTGATATAGCAGTATCAATATTTAATATTGCTTGTTTAATACCTTTTGATGCATTCTCCATCATCATAGATAAACCGCTTGCTGTTCTTCCAGCACCTGAAGCAATGTTACTACCTGAGCCATAAACGTAGTTTGGTATTCCTGTCACTTCGTCTGCTTGTTTTTGATAATATTGATATACCTTTAATAAGGTATCTGCATTCATATTTGGTTGGAAGAATTGTATTGCTGGCTGTCCACCACCAGTTCGGTCTGATGTTGTTTGCCATATCTTCCACGGATACATCTTAGTTAAATCTTCTCCCTCTGGCAATCGGTCAACACTAACCATTACTTGAGGAGCCGAAGCTAAAGCCATATTGTTCGCTAAAGCTCTAGCACTAGCATTACACATTGTTTGAATGTCTCGCATTACCTCTGGTAATGCTAGACCCCAGAATGCTGAAGGGATTTGCTCCCATGAACATTTGCTGTACGGTCTTCTTTGTAGCGGGTCAATATTCATTGCACATTTAATAACTTCTCTGCCAATAACCCAAACATTAACTTCGTATTCCCTGTAATCTTCTACATCTTCCATGCCCATTTCTTTGAGCATGATTCCAGATACGCTACCCCAGAACTCTATACCTTCAATAAGCTCAGTTCCGATAAGAGTATTGTTTCTGCCTTCGAGTAGATTTCTTTCTGTATCAGATTGTGTTAACTCTCTATGTCCACTTGTACCATGTGATATTAGTACTTGTTCTATAGCTTCTTTATTAAATCCTTCTGTATTTAATAATTCCTCTAAGTCTTTTCTTGTAAATTTGTGTCGTTGAATAATATACCCATCTTGTGTATCAGAAGCATTTGGAGATGGAAAGATGTCATAAGGACTAACTCTTTCAAAATCTTCGATGATTCTTTCTTTGACTTCTGGCTGATAGTTTTCGCCCCAAGCCATAAATTTCTTTTTACGAATAATTGGTGCTTTGATAAAAGCACAAGGAAATGTTACAAAGTCGTAGATTACTTCAGACAGTACGTCTTTATATCCTACGTCTTCCATCTTATCCATAATTCTTTTTTCCATTGCCATAGCAGACTCTGATACATCCTGTGCGATTTGTTCTAACACTTCTTGATATATCTCATCCATTCTAGCTTCGATAGCTTTCGGATTAAATGTCCCACCCATCTGTTGTAGAGTTTGTGCTTCAGCCACAACTGTTTCTACAATTTCTTTTTCATACTCTTCAGGAACAGAAGGTTCAGTAGTAGGAGTAAGTGACCAGCTTTTCTCTCCAGAAGAAAACATAACATCTTTAATCCAGCTTTCGGAAGCACGGCATTTAATATCAGTTAACATCATAAAAATATCAGAACCGCCAGTATCCCTAATCATTGCAAGTTTGTCAGGGTCATACTCTCCTCTGCGTTGTCTTTCGCAACGCAAGAGTCTTTCTGTTACATCTGATTTAGCTGTCTTTGCATCCTCATAACAACTGTGAATGTAGTGAGCTAAAGAACTCATTACGAGTTCATCGTCTATTTGAGAGTCTTCGTTTATCGCTCTAAGTTTTGGATTAATTGCCATTCTTGACTTCCTTCATCGGCATTTTGACTTTAGCCATTTTACTTTTCTTTTCTATTTCTTTTTCCCTTAAATCTTCTGAAGCTACCATAATCCAGTCAAAGACGTTGCCATCTCTGTTAGCATCGTATACAGGACGAGTCCCATCTTTTTCGTAGAAAAACTTCATTAGTAACTCCATATTGTCGGTCTCGTATAAGTATTCGTTCCCATGTCAATATGAATAAAACGTGAAGAACGATCTCCTTTCTGACTGACCCCAATACCAGTCCAACAACCATGATCTAATACACACTTTAAAAAGTGATGAGCATCTTTCCCACTTACCAGTACGTCACATGCTAAACCTGTTGTATGCATTCCACCACCGTTCTTTTTACGAGCTTCTATCGGATGCTCAGGACTTCGATAGCCTGAACTAATCAACATTGCTTTTCCATAGTTTTCTCGCAAAACATTTAGATTGTCTATGAAGACTTGCTTCATTTCGTTGTCGCCAGTATGCGAACAATCAAACTCAGTCTTCATAAAAAACTTTGAGTCTTCCCATGCTACGTTACTCATACCTTGGGTTCCTTTTTTTCCATGATCTCCTGTAGTTCCTTACTCTTTTCTTTTGAACCAGTAGAACTGCCGAAGTAATAATTAATACATGACATCAATGCTCCCGAAAGCAAACCCAGTATATACAGGGCAATCTCATAGCTCTTACCTTCGGTAATATCTAAAAACAAAATTGCTGTCATCATTCCAAACGTAAGAAGAACAATCAATATTGCTAAACACGGTACAATGATCTTGTTAATGAAAGGTGCAAACTCTGAGGTTGCAACTTTGATCTCTCGCTCTCTGGCACTCGCAGTATTTGCATGCTCGGCAGACAGACGAGCAAGCTCGCCAGTTTGTTCCATTTGCTTTAACTCTTTGAGAGCTTTTTGTTTTGCTTCTGGGTCAGGGATAAGTTTATCAATTAACTTTTCTCCGACTGGTAACAATGAGCCAATTAAATTTAACATTACTTAGAACTCTCCATAATAGCGTTGTACAAGAACCAACATAAATAAAACAAAATCACCAATAGAAATCCAATGAGCGAGCCAAGCTTGGAGTTATATATGAGAGCTTTCCTTCTTCGGATTCGATTATATTCTTCCTGTTCCTTCTTGGCTCTAATCTCCTCTCTAAGCTTGCGGAAGCGGAGCCATCCACCACGACCTCCCCATTCTTGAGTCCAATTCGCACTAAAAAAATTGTAGAGTTCTTTTTCATGTTGACGAATCTTCTCCTCCATAATGATGATGTCGAATGCCTGATCGGTTGCACTCTTCGCTTTGTTGACTGCTTTTTTTAATTTGGTTTTACCAAACTGCTTTTCTTGACGGACATGTTCTCTGGCATCTTCTATGGCTCCAGCGTATTTACGCAAACTACTCCATAGTGCTTCAGAATCATCAACACATTTTTTGATGGTTGATATTGTTGCCCCAGCAACTGTAATCGCTGTGATGGGGTCAAGCACGAGACTATCCTTTTGTTACTAAACTTAACAATAAGACAATGATGAAACCACAAGCCCCAATCATTATTGTTTCTAGCCTTTTGAGCCTACCTAACAAACCATTGTATCGTTCTGCACAAACTGCTTCGTGTGTAGTCAATCGTTTGTCAATGTCATTAACAATTTCTTCATTCACTTCTTATCCTTGTATAAATTATTAAAGGTCACTTCAGGGTCTTTGTAGGAATCATCTTGTTCTGCACAATGTGTATATTGTGATGGTCTAAACCAATCTGGAGCAGAACTTCCTGTTTCCCATAAAGCTGGGGAAGTAACCCTAACTCTATTATTAGGTAAGGCAACTATGTTGCCTTTCCATTTTCCGTCTGTTAATGCAAGGACATGACTCTGTTTATGTTGAGCTGGACAATCAGCAATCTCACTTTCAGAGTAATCTACAGTAAATAAATATCTACCTGTATGAAACTCTCCATCAATTTTACAAAGCCACGGAGATGGTTTACACCTCGCAAGTTGCACAATTGAGTGATGATGTGAAGGACAATCCCAAGGTTGTGCTAAATGCGTTGGCATTTTCTCAGGAGCTGAGTCCAAAGGCATATCATAGACTAGACCTGTAATTGGCATTCTAGCCCACATCGCTCCCCCAGTTTTATTGGGTTCGTCTGTCCCATCTGTTTCACAGCCAGTAAACATAACCTGAAAACTTAAACACCTATCAGGCATTGTGGTAACTGCAATAATTAATCCATGTAAAAACTCCCCTTCATAATCGCCATGATTATTTGTAAAGTCTTTACGAATCCAAACTTTTTCATAAGGAATGTTGCTTATCAGATAAGCCATTACTTCATCTTACTGCCTATTCTTCCACCTCTAGCATATCCCTTTTTCTGCATATTCATGCCAACTACTCCACCGCCTTTTAGTTTTTGTTTCTTTTTGTCATCTTTTTTGTTTTTCATTGTGGTTCTACTTTTGCCCTTAGTGTAAGCCATGTGTTTCTCCTATTTTAAAAAAATTTTTATATCTTGTAGTTTACCAATATCAAATAAACCTTGATACCACTTCGCAATTGTTCTGTTTGATGTAACTAGCTTTACTTGATTCTGCTGATTTACTACAACAAACTTATTAATAGAAGGTAAATTCGGGTCTATCATGTCCAGCCTACTGCTGTTCTTTGCGACACCGCTCTTGCTCTTGTCCTTGCTAAACCGCTTCGTACCCTTAAACATGCGTACTGTAATGCATCTTGTATGTGTGACATGTCGTCTTTTAACGGTCTGTCACGGTATCTTGCAGTACCAGATACTTTAAGACGTTGGTATTGGTACTTACCGTTTAGTCCCTTTCTGAGTACTTTACATCTTTTATCCAGCAAAAAAGCTGGCTTTCCATCGTTCATTCTTGTTAAAAAGAATGCAACAGCTTCTCTTCTGGGTAGCCAATCGTTAGTATCTGCTATCTCAGTTGGTATTCCGATTTCAAATAATTCTTGAACACATGATCTTTCATCTACTTGTGACCTCTGGTTCCCACTAGGGTCACATGTAGAAACCTTTGTATATCCTGAGTAGTTGTTTAACAAGATTGGTTTCACAATATCACTAGCGAATTGTCTTATACCCATGTCTTCTGAAACGATTTCTTCGAGTACTTGTATCTGACCTCGGTTCGTTTGTTGCATAATCACGCAACTAGGAGTCAATCCAAAGTCCCATCCTAAGACGATAGGGATGCCCCTGATCGGCTCCAAAGGAGTTTCGGATACATGTATCTTATCTTTGAACTCTGGGAACACAGGCTTACCGTCTGAGGTAGAGCCATAGTTTCCTAGAACAAAAACATTAATCCAGTTGTCGTCTTTTGCTCCTAACATGTTAAGATAGTAGTTATAACCGTTAGGTAAGTTTTCTATATTCTCTGCATCTGGGTTTGGCTTATATTCCTCACCATCTTTATAAAGCCCCCCAGCTTGTCGAAAGAATTTCCAGCCATCAGGGGTTTCTTCTTCCGCAAGTTTAAAATACCACGAGTCATCGTCAGGGGGGTTCGTATCAAGCAGTACACATGGACTGTGAAAACCACCATCTGTTTTTCTAGGGAACCTACCTACACGTTGCGTTGCGATATCAAATATCTCTTTTGGTACTTCTGAACACTCGTTAATCCATGCAAGTGATACTTCGAGCGATCTCATTCGACCAGTATCTGATGCCCTATCCAAAGCCATAAACCAAACTTCTAACTTCAAACCAGTCCCATCCCCAATATCGGAAATGTTCATGGTGCTAGTAATTGGAGTATCCCATTTGATAGGAGCAATGTTATGTGGGAACCATTGTTCCCATGTTTTAATTGTTGTGGACTTTAGTTCTGGATATGTGTTTCGTATAACTAACGCTCTACACTTGCGTACACCGTCAGGAGAGGGCGGTTGTTGTAAGGCTAGGTTAACTATCTCTATACAGCAAGCGGAGCTTTTACCGCTTCCTACGCACCCCATAAGACCTTTTACAAATCCCTTTGCCTTATGAAACTTCTTAGCAACCTTACCACTAGGAGAATAATTAATTACTTCCATTGCCATAACCGTTTAGTGTGTTCTTTATCAAATCATTCAAGTCCTTTTCCCTACGATCAAAGATATGACCAAACAAAGAAAAGTTCTTCCACATAACCAAAGGAGCATCATCCCCCATATATGCGTTCTCAACATTAAAGTCTATAAACTCTAAAGCTTCTTCTTCGCTCATACCATCACGTTCAACAAGTATCCGAACCATTAGGTCTGCATCGTAAACAAGCTTCTTAATTTTTTTACCGCCATAATAGACATCTACTGCACCAAGGATAGCCCTGTTGAATCCTTCGAGCATTACAAACTCATCTATCTTTTTCGTCTGAGTCGTCTTCTTCGTCTTCGTCTTCGTCATCAGGAACTCCAGCTACGTTTAAATTAAAAGTAATACCTTGAGAGGTATGCTCCATCTTAACATCTGATAAGTTCGGTAACGACTTATCAAGAAGTATTTTGATAGCAGTTATCTGAGAGTTCTGTAACTCAACATCTCCACCAATATGACTCATAAGCCTATTGATTAGCTGAGATGCCTGTATTTTCTTCCTGATTTCCTCAGAGTGTCTAGGATTTAATCTTCGTGCCATTTCATTTCCTGTTTCAAAATATAATAAGTGTGCGTGTATATGCCCTATACATGTATATTTTACCCCTATGTACACAGACCAAGTGTCCATGTACCCCCACCTATGCATGCTGACTGCCTGAGCTGTCGATGTAGCCCCTTCAGGACTCCACCGCCAGAAGAACTACCGTAGAGCATTCTAGAGCGTAGGACTAGCGTGAGAAGCCATAGCATGTACAGATACCGTAAAACGATTAACAAGCCAATGTACAGGTCGATAGAGCGAGAGAATGCGTAGCAAAATCCAGAAACCCCCACCTCTACTCTTCACCCCCCTCCCTTTTTCTGTAAGGGGGGTTTCTCTTTCTCCCTATTAAAACCTTCGATAAAGCGTTGATTTAAATACCTTTTTCGAGCTGACTTATAGGAGCATTTCATGGATATATTGCAATACATAGCGAGTTTCTTCTTCGCATCGCATCTCACCTTAGCTGAAGCAATTATAGTCACAGGCTTATGGGTTGGATACTTAACAGTATTCTTCTGTTTTATGGAAGACTTCATCGAACAAGCATGGGTCTTCATCTTTCGTCAATTCAAACTACCATCGTAATAAGGAGACATCAATGAATTATCAATATGACATCATCAAGCTTTTGTTTTGTATAGCATGGGTAACAATCGTAATACCTGTAGTATCGCTGTTCGGATACTTCCTCTATCTTGCTGAGCCATCTGCTGGATGGCACTACGCTATTCTGTTCAGCATTGCATTGGTAATACTGCATAGTCCTTGGTTCGTATATAAGGGCTATGAAGCAATCCGTAGCATCTATAGAGATTACAAGTTCTCACGAAATATCCGTGCTGTGACACGCTGGTAGTCTTCCTTAACCAGCATTCTCTTTCATTCTATCCCCCTTCTTACTTATGTAAGGGGGATATCCTTTTCTCCCTTTAACTTCAAAATGGAGGTCATACCATGACTGACGTTGTAAACTCTGGCTCAGCAGTTCAATCTGAGATACCTCTCGCCCAACAGAGTCAATCTGTTGATGCCCCTGTTACTGCTAAACAGCGTAACTACCTCATGTCCTTTGTGGACAAACAGAGAGACCCTCTCAAGAAGAAGTCTCTCACTCAGGCAGTAGAAGCAGTTCAGACTCGTGCTGAAGCTTCTGCAATGTTGACTTCGCTTCAAGCGATTGACAACACTCGCCAGCTCAGTCCAGCTTTGGTCAACAAAGCTAAACAGCTTGGCGTTGCCCTTCGTCCTGTCAACATCGGTGGCAAGACGATTTACTTCTTGACCGAGCATTCAACTAGCTATTCGCTATTGAAGGCGGTGCAACAAGCTCACTACAGCTTGATGCAAGGTCAAGACCCAGAGTCAACTTGCGAAACGCTGATACTACAAGTTACTAAACTTGTAGCATCTACTGCTAAGTTCGCAGAGTTGCATCCATCAACCAACCGTGACGAGGTGCAAACCGAGTCAATTTGGAACTACGATTCCAGCTTGCAAGAGTTTCAAAAGCAAGCGGATGTTCCACCAGCGGAGATTTGAACTACCTCCGCTTCGCTTCGTGGGTGAGCTTCGCTCGCCCCGAAGCTCGGTTTTCAGAGCGACCGAAAGGTCGCTCGAAAAAACCCCACTAAACACATTGTATCTAGTTCTAGGCACACAAGTTTTTTAAAGCTTGAGCATATGTTGCCTAGTTCTAGGCACACACACTTTTTAAAAGGAGTATTAACATGGTACTAGCAGTTACTAACGAGAACTATGAATTAAATACATTCTATGGTTCATTGGAGTTCACTAGTTTGAGTCCAGTATTTCCTAAGTATTGCGTGTCTGAAGGTGTCAAGCACCTGATGGAGCGTTGTCATGCTACTTGGCTTGTAACAGATGTTGTTGCATGGCATTCATGTGCTACGCATAACTCTTCACGTTTAATGGTTGCAACCTTAACGGTTGACCGTGAGAACGAGCGTGGTGATGGAATCCTTAACATTACAGATGAAAATGGCATGGGTTACTATTCAAAACTATACAATCTTGTCTCTTTGAAGGACGGCAAGTATGAACTCTGGATTGCGTGGAATGGCGATGGTTACACAGTCTATCTACCATCTGAGCATTAGGAGATGACATGAGACTAGCAAACCTTCATCGTCCATTCGTTCTGGACAAGACATTTGTATCTCCTGTTCATAAGAACGCACCGAAGCTTGAGTTTGAGTGCCGTATTGCATACGGTACTCCTCGCTTCTATCCAGCAACTAGATTCACAACAGAATCCATGCGTATGTTTAACAACTCTAACAATACAATCAGCCCAGAGCAGATAGAAAAGATTATCAGCAATGGAATGTACAACGTAACACTAACAACTACTATAGATTAGGAGAAGTTATGAAACTATTACAACTTGTTTATGTGTGTCAAGTAGACCGTGATTTGTTTGAAGGTCTAAAGACATCTATCTCAGAAGTCACACTCCATCTTGCTAACGGTTCGTATCGCCATGTAGCATCTGCTCATTGTCATAATCTAGATGATATCGTTAATATCTTTTGTCCTTCTGCGTTTGACAGTAGTCAAAAACAATTCAAAGGTCTTAGTAACCAAGTCAAACGTCTATTGAAATCAGAAATGTATGAAAGCTATGAATCATACAATGCTAAGGATTATCAACATCCTCAAGTTATAGTGCATAGTCCTATGAGACCTGTATCAACATCCGATATAGCTATCCTTCCTGATTTTAGATATGGCGAAGGAATTTGTAACTGGTTTGTAAAAACAGACTATGGTTTTAAATTATTTGCTACCAGCGAAAACCTAGATACACCCTACTTACGGTGGGTGCGTGAGCATTTGAGACAAATGCATTACCACAGCATGACAGAAGCCCAAGCCTATGATTGGGAGATTCCATTAACTTACCAGACTATGAATACTCTTGTCTGGCATCCAGAAAAACTAGGAGCAAAAGATGAATCAAGAAACAACCATCCCTGATTGCTGTATATGTGGCGAGTCTTGTCGTAATGACAAGACTGGCTGGCATCAAGGTCATAACCCAGCACCTTTGAAGTCTGAAGGTAGGTGTTGCGATGTATGTAACACATTAGTTATTGCTTGCCGTATGAACAAATACTTAAGCAGTAAACTGCTGGGTTAAACCCCAGCCTTGAGCTAATTATTCCTAGTTCTATTTCCACACTTACGGAGGAACCTATGACAGTTTGTGAAATGTGTCACAACAGAGGTTATACCAGAGTCTACATCTTTCAAGACGACAAATACGAAATAGAAAGATGCGATGAATGCTGGTCTGACAACAAACCTTGGAGTGTTTCAAACGATAAAGAAGCATTAGCAAAAGCTTTTAAAGACGGTTGGGACACCCTATAACTAACTTAAGGAGAAAGTATGAGTTGCGAACACAACACAGCAATCCAACAATCTTTGTTTGACAAGATAATGCAGATGACAATCAATGAGTTTGCTCATCACATCGGCAGACATTTCAATGACGAAGATGAACGACTAGTCTATGAACTATGTAGTAGAAACGACTTCTTCAAAGGCGAAGGCGAGTTTACCTTCAATAAAACTGTTGACGATTTGGCGAACCACTTATGTCATGGTTCACTTGATTGTCCACCAGACCACGATAACGATACTAAAGAATTAAATACCTTGCTTAATCTAGTAACCAAACTTGTAGATTATCAGTTCGATAATCTGCCTGACTATCAATAACAGGAGACCGTATGGCTAACAATCCCAATGATTATTTAAATGTTGAAGTCTATGAAAAGATTGCAGACTGTGAAGACTGGGCAATGTTTACAAAGACAGGCAACAGAAAGGTTCAAAGAATTTTTCAGCAAACTTTGCAACGAGACAGAGGAAAGTATGCAGAAGAATACTTTGTATTTGCATCCAGAGCGATAGATAAACTAAGCAACAACAAAAGCTTCGGAGAAGCAATGGATTCTGAAGTACGCAGAACTCTCTACGCTCGCATTCAACATGTACTAGAAAAGTCTGACATGCTTAAGTTCGGAGAGAGCTGGGACAACTATGTATGGTAACAAACAAGGAGAACCAATGAATACCGAAAGATTTGAAACGATGATAGCTTTAATGAAAAGCCAACTTGACTTTCCAAAAGATGCACATGGTAACTACATAGGTCAATACGCTATCTATGAAAATGACGAACATGGCGAGGTAATTTACTTTGAAGATATAAATAGTAATCCTGTAATTTTTGATGAAATAGAAGATGCTGTTTCATACGTCAGAATAACAAGACAGTTACCTGTCTATAGCGAAGACGATTTACATGAGGTAGGTATCTATCTTCAGTACATAGAATAGGAGAACCAATGAACTCATTCATAGATTTTGTTTACAACGATGGCGGTCGTAGTAAATACTTTAAGAGCAAAGAAGTAGGAGATTGTGTAACTCGTGCGATAGCAATTGCAACTGGTAGAGATTACAAAGAAGTGTACGATTTTCTTGCCGAAAGCAATGCAAAGCAAAGAGTTACCATTCGTCAAAAACGCTCTAAAAAAGCCATGAGAAAAGCCAACAAAGTTACTGCCATTCATGGCATCTCAACCAAAAGAAAGTGGTTTAAAGATTACATGAAGTCTCTTGGTTTTACATGGACTCCTACTATGTCCATTGGCTCTGGTTGTAAAGTTCATCTCAGAAAACGTGAGTTACCCAATGGTCGAATCATTTGTAGTGTCAGCAAACACCTCGTTGCAGTAATAAACGGTGTCATCTATGACACATATGATTGTTCCAGAGATGGAACAAGATGCGTGTACGGCTATTGGAAACTTAATGAAGAACAACCTGTAAAACAAGAAGCTAGTTTAGATTATATGAGAAACGCTTTTTATAAAATGGGTTTATAAATAGGAATCGTTATGACAACCAATGAATCACTACGCTTAGCTAACGAGTGCATACTTGCACTTAATGACCCGAAGCACCGTATATATGGGGCATCCGATGCACGAAAAGTTTCTTCTAAAAAACATTTGAATATGGTTCACAGAACTCTTAAAGATGTATTAATCAGAAGTACTAAGTTCAATATCACTAACAACATGATTGAAAAGATAGATGCAAACTCAATCGGTAGTATCGATAATTTAGTCAAAGCAGTTTACTCTTGCAAAGTACCAAACTTTCCTATGTGGATAGAGTTTGATAACCAGTTCCGTATCGATAACCTAAACAAACTATACAAAGGCAAAGGTTATGAAATTGGTACAACTCACGACAGAGAAATCAAGAAGGTTGGATTTCTGCTGACTAAAGCTGTGAACAGTTCATTTCCAACTCCTCATGGCAAAGGTGATTACATTGAAGGATGGACAGGGTTTAGTGTCACTCAGTTTTTCATGCTTGATAACAAGTTTGTTACTCCTCCAGTATCAATAATGTTTATACATCCAAAAGATTTTGATGCAACTACAAATGCAGAGTGGGATGAAATCTCAGGCATGGGACACCTTCGGTTTAATAATTTTGTACGCCCATACTTGCATCCAAAGTTCGGAGGTCAAGGTAAAGTATGGAATCACAATGTTAAAGCTGACCTTGCTCGTATACATTTTGAAACAACTTTGCAATTTTTTAATGTTACATGGTGTGCAATGACCGCTAAAAATAAGACGGACTACAATAAATTACGCAACCTAATGTCACTATCGATGATGCAATGGAGTCCTTGGTGTCAAGCAACTGGTCATACTCCTATTGGATTGACAAACGCTTTGTTACACGACACTAAGTTTTTATACAACTGGGACGATGGTAAAGACGTTAGTTCTTTTGAATTTATACAAGCGACTAACTTGGCAAATTCGCCTAACAAAAGTTATTCATATCCTCAGCATGGCAATCTTAGTTTGGACAAAAGTCATTCATTTCACAATGGATTAGCTTCAGTATTTGCTGGCGACTTGCGTTTTATA